TGCCGCAGGACTTAATGACGCAGGAAAACTCCCGCCTTTTACAAATCCCATTATTTTTAATTTTTAGTTTTATTTTTGAATTTAACTTTCAACCTTGAACTATCTACACCACTAATAGCTTTTACTCTCATACCATTTATATAAACATTACCTTCGTCTTGAGGACGTGGATCCGTATCAATGTTATTAGATTGAGCTATTATATTTTTAGTCGCGTCGGCTTTGCCTTGCTCATAAAAATGTTCAGCTATAGAATCAATGTTGTTTGCTGCGTAAACAGCTTTATGATAACCCTTCAAATCAGTTATTTCACCTTTATTTCCTAAAAACTTTTTAAAAATAGTGTTTGTCTTAGACTGTTCTTGAGCTATATTAGCAGGATTTTTTATACCGTAATTAAACTTTTTATCTCCAACGCTTATTTCAAAACCTTTGAATTCGTCATTAAAAAAGTCTTGCGTTTTACTAGCAAAATCTCCTTCTCTTTGTTTTGCAATTTCTTGCTCTTTATTATACCTATCAAAAAATTCTTGTGCTTTACTATTTACATTACTTGATCTTAACTTAAGATCTTCATAATACTTTTGTTTAGTTTGTTCAAAATAGTTTTTTGCATTAGCAATGTCTTCTTTGAAGGCTAATCTTTTTTTCTTAGTACTTCTTTCATCGTCATCTTCTGATGTAGCGTATTTATCTTGTAATAAAAAATCTACTTCATCATGATCTAGATGTGGCTTAGTACTTTTGTAATATTGTCTTAATAACGCGTCATCATCTATTTTAGATAAATCTACGTTTAACCTTGCATAATCTTGAACAGTGCCACCTGTTTCTTTCATAAAACTTATTAACTTATTTACTCCTTCAGGCATATCAACTTGTTGTTGTGGCACTGGAGTTTCAGCTATAGGTTCTTTTACTTCTTCTTTTATTTCTGTTATTTCAGGTTTTTCTTCTGTGTGTACTTGTCCCACTTCTTGCAATCCCACGTCTTGTTTTTCTTCATTTTCAGTAGTCTGTAACACAGGTTCCTTTGTTTCTTGCTCTGGAACGGCATCTGTATTTTCTTTTGCTTTGGTTAAATCTAATTTAAAAGTAGCGTCATTTTCTCTTTTAAATGACGGTTTTTTAATTTTAAGAGGTTGTGCCTCTTGTTCTTGTTGTGTTTTTGACATAATAAAATATAATAATTAATAATTAAGCTAAGCCCGGTCCTCCAGTATCCGCATAATTAGGATCTTCAAAGTTTACTGGCATTAAGTTATCTGCTCTTTGACTTATCAGTTGACTTTGTTGAGAAGCTTGCATTCTTGTTCTTTTATCTTTTCTATCTTCAATAAATTGCTCACGTGTAGCTATTTCTTGTAAATCCATTTGTTTAAGTTGCATATCATATTCAAACTGCTGTTGCATTTCTTTTTGTTTCATTTGAGATTGAACTTCCAGTTTTTGAATATCAAATTGTGTTTTACCTTGTTCAACTTGTAATTCAGTTTGTGCTAAAGCTTGTTGTTTTTGAACCTCAGACATTGCTATTTTTTCTTGTGCTTCAGCGTTTGCTTGTGCTTGAGCTTGTATCATCTGCTGTTGTTGAGCTTGATCTTCTTGTTGCTTTTTCTTTCTTCTTTGTTTAAGCATTTGATTAGCTAGTTTTATATTGCTAATCTCTCTTAGATCTATAGCATCTTCTAAAGTTATTTGTTGTTGCTGTAATGCCATTTGAATATTTTGTTCTAGCATTGCTCGCTCTTCTTCGTCAGGTTCTAACTGTAAATAAATACCAAAATCATGCAAGCTTAAATCTTTTAATTCCTCTAATGTAGCTGTATTATACCTATTTAAACTATCTTGTAACGCTTGATAAGTTAGTGGATAAGCTAAAGAATCTGCTACTCTATAAGTTATATTTTCACATATTCTAGAAGACAAGTACAACATTGCTTGTACTAAATGCCTTGTTGCTGTATTAGAATTTGCTGCTGCTAATTTTTGTAACCCAACAAGTGCGTCTCTATCAGGAGAACTAGCATCTCTAGCTTCATTTAACCCGGTCACATCTCTTATCATTTGTAGGTAATACTGATAAGTTTGTATTAAGCTTTGTATTTTAGCTCCTCCAGAACTTGATTGTAATTCTTGAACTGGAACTTTACCATGATTTAATTCACCATCTTGAGTTAATGATCTACCTACAATACTACCAGTTTGAAAATACATGTTTAATGCTTCGGCTGGATTGTAATTAGTGCCATTACCTAAATCAACCTCTGCTAAACCGTCCATATCTAAATAAACACCGTCAGGTACCATTCTAGATAACACTTGTTGTAGTTTTAAATGAGTAAGTTGAATCATATCTGCAAAACCTGTTATTCTACTAACTAATGATTGCACTCTACCCTTGTACATTCTTGGAGCACATATAACATAATTCATATTAACTTTACTTATGTTAGATGTAGGTCTTGTCATATTTTTAGCAAACTCCCACTTAAGCATTAGTGGATGTCCTAAAATTTTTGCTCCACTATATAATACTTCTATTGATCTACTTGCTTTTTCAAAATTACCACTTTCAGGTGGATTAAATGTATCAGGTTTTTCTAAAGCTTTTATTAAACCGCTAGGTGTTTCTTTTATTTTAAATACTTGGTCAATGTAAGTTTTGTATTCAAAATATAAAACTTGTACAGTATTATTATCGTTTCTACCACTCCAGTTTCTTAAATACTCTTCATTACCTCTATACTGTTGAATAAGTTTCATTTCTTCATCAGTGAGATAAGGAAATTGTCTTTTTAAATCTTCTAAAGAAACAGACTTAACTTCTCCTACGTAATATATATCTTCAAAATTAGGATCAGTTGTATAAGAGTAAACCATGTTTGCTGGGTCTACATAGTCTACAGTAATTCCTTCGGACTTGTTCCAATCAGTTTTAACAGCTCCTATACCTAATGTAACTAAATCATATGTAAATCTTCTTCTGGTTAAATCAAATTTATTTTTATCTAATACATTATTTATTACTTCTTCTTCAGCTATTTCAACAGATTGTTTATAATCTAATTGTAAGTGTAGTTGTAGTTCTTCAGGACTTTCTAAGTTTAAAGATTTAGATTCGTCCATTCTTAAATCTATACCTAAGTTATTTTGCAATTGACTAAATAATTCTCTTTCTTCTACATCTCTTGCAAGTAAATTAGCATATTCAGTTCTTTTCTTTGTTGATTCAGGATCACATGCAAATGCTCTAACTTCATAAGCTCTTTGAGACATACCGTTTACTACTATATCTACAAACTTAGCTATAATAGGTACAGGTTGCCAGTCAAGATTAAGATATGATAAATCACCATTTATAGATAACTCGTCTTTATATTTTTGTATAGGTTGCTCTCCTCTTGCATATAATCTCAAGGTGTGGTAAGCGTTAAAATTTACAGCATAACCTCCATTTTGATAAGCAGCACCTAATCCTCCTCTATAGTTTCTAAACCATTCCCCTTCAATTGCTCTACCAACTTGTAAACCATAATCAAGAGAGTTTTTCTCTGCCACAGGTACCACCTGATTAGGAAAAGCACTATAATTAGTTTCTATTTGCATCTATTTTATTATTTTTGAAATTAATCCTTTATTATCATATCTTTTAATACCTATGTCAATTGGTTGTATATTAATTTGAGCTCTTGGCCTATATTTATTTTTGTTACAAGCCATAATAGCTAAACCCGAACTAATAGACGCATCGTGTTTTGTTCTATTATTAATATCAAATTGAGCCCAATCTTCTAATGTTCTTTGAAAATACATATCTCCATACTGTCCCTCGCTCAATTCACCAACGTAATCTTCAATATAAGTTTCAATAGCAGCTGCATGAGCTTGCTTAACATCTTCACTTGAATTAGGTATACCTCCTATTTCTCTTTCAGTTACAGATAATTTATTATAAACTTTATCTGGTCTATTAATACTAAATCCTCTATAACCTCTTCTTTTTAAATAATATAATAATCTAGGTTTATTATTTTCAGCTAATATGGGCATACCATAAAACACTAATGCCATTAGTACATCTTCAAAAAACGTTTCAGCAGTAGGTGGTCTTTCCACATATTCTAGAAAAAACTGATTAGGTGGAACATTTTCCATACTAAATTTACTTAATCCATGTAACGCTCCTTTAGAACCGCGGCCATCAACAGTACCACTAATATCGTAAGAATCACAACCAAATGCTCCGAGGTGCTCATTGCCAGGGTATTTAATTCCATTTTTTAATATTACTTTGTTTTGTAAATGTGCATCTGGAACCCATGATATATAAAATCTTCCACTAGGATTAGGATAAAATTTTACTGTAGTATCTTTAATACCTCCAACCCATTGAAAATTCCCTCTACTTATAGAAGATATGTTATGTAATTCCTCGTTATAATCTATTTGCTGATATATCTTAACAAGGTTAAATAAACTAGATTTTGTTTCATCTCTAAAGGCATGTTTCTCAGTTCTAGGAAATTGCCTATAAAATTCATTTAATCCGTCTTGATCATGTTTTAAACCCTCTGCCTCGTTTTCCCAGTGCTCGATAACTCCAATGTTAATTGGGATACCATCAATTCCTTTGACTGGATCTTTTGGCGTAAGGAATACAGGAAATCCAAAAGTATCCATGTATCCTTCGTAATTCCACTCCATAGGTATGAAGAGAGAATAGAGTCCGCTAGTTGTTTGTCCGTTTCTATTTCTTTTTGTAACGTCGCTATTGTAATAGAGTTTTTTAAAATTTTCTCCACCTTTATCTAATGCATTTGATGTTGAGCCCATCATACATTTACCTACTATTCTACGTCCTAGTCTTAATGTAGTTTTTGTAACTCTCCAGTTATTTAATATATTATCAGGTCGTTCCCATTTACCACTTTCATCATGAGCTAATATTTTTAACTTTTCACCATCATAAGAGTTATCACCTGTATTTTTCCAGTCAATAGTTGTATCTAGTCCTTGTAATTCTGTAAGTTGTTCTTTGCTTTCTAATTTTCTTCTAGTAAGCTTTGAAGCTGGTACTCTATATGCCAATTCGGTCTTAGGACGATCCATACCGTCTTGGATCGGCTTGAAGAAAAACGGATAGTTAACGGATATCGGGACAACTTTATCTGTGAACATTTTTTTAGCATCTGCTCCAGTTTTAGAAAGTATCCCGAATCTGGCGTCAGAAGATATTGTTGCTTGGTTAACCAATTCGGCTGATGACATAAAGCTAAATCCACTCCGTCTGTTTTTAAGGTAGCACATTCCATAACATCTATTATCTGCCTTACAGGCTTCCCAGAATATAAAGAATAATCTATTTGCTTCTCTATAATCGGGTGCTCCAACATCGATCTTTGACCATTGCAAGTACATGTAATGAGTACCAGTAATATATATAGGACTGCCATTATTATAGAACCAATAACCTTGTTCTCTACGCTTAAATTCTTCATCTATATAATCAAACCACTTTTCCTTAAATTCAACAGGGTATTCTTCCCAATCAAATCTGTTTTTAATTCTACTTAATTCTTTTGGATATTCTTGCTGTTCCCAGTATTGTTCCTCTTTATTTTCGCTTCGTTTAAAAGGTTTATCCTCTTCTGGTAAAGCAATAATGAGGTTTTGTATTTCAATGATCTGTCCAATTTTACCTGTTTTACTTATAACTACAAAATCATAATCAGCATTATAACCATATTCCCAATAGTTTGTTCTATTTTTCTTTTTAACAACTTTAGGATTTATATAATCTGTTAACTCTTTAACAAGAGTTTGTTGATAACTCATTTACTTCTCCCTTCTGCAAACTTAAATACTCTTTCTTTTTTTTCTTCTTTAGGCTTGCCTTCAAGTATAGCTTCTTCTTCTTCAATACGTTGTAATATTTCAAAAGCGTCCATGATACAAAGCTTCTTAGTTGCTGCTGCGTTTTTTAATCTATCAGCTGATACATCATCTTCAGTATGAGTAATTATTTTTTCTTCAGCTACTTTAATTAACTCATCAACTGCTTTTCGCCCAGCTCGGATTATATTTTTTCGTGTTTCCTTTGTCTTCATGCTTTAATGCGATATCTTTAGATTTCATACAATATAATAATTCATCTTCTACAATGAATTCAAATTCTGAATTAGGTGTAAACGTAATAAGATCTCCAGATGTTATTCCTAGATCCTCTAATGACTTACTACAATATTTCATTATACCTAATTGTAATTCTTCTTTTTCTAGTCTTAGATTGTCTTTATTTTCAATTGGACTAGCAAAACAATAATCTAAATTACATTTTAAATTACCATTTCTTTTATATAAATAAATTTGATGAGGTTCACAAAAAAATAAATCGTCTTTAAAGTAACTACTACTATTTCTAACTTCACCTCTTACTCCATAATACCTTCTAAATATATTATGATGTATATACACTACATCTCCTATTTTTATATCTGTTTCAAAAGCAGCTGGTGTAGAAACAACAACTGCTCTTTTGTCCACTGATTGATGTATTTCAATATTAGAATTTAATATTAGTTTTTTATCACCAACATCTATCTCGTTGTTATATCTTTCTTTAAACGGTTTTATTATAAAGCTATATAAAGACTTCATTAATATTGTAGATCGTATTCTACAGCTATAGCCATATTACGATTAAATTTTTTCCAAGGTAAAACTTCGTTATTTTTAGTTATGTATATTAAATACTCACCATCGTTTTCGTTACCTATTATATCGCAAATTTTATGACCGCCGTAGACTTCTTGTCCTACAGAATAATGCATAGCTTCATTTTTGTAATCAGCACCAATGCTAATTTTTCTTATTACATTAGACATGACTTACTGCTACCTCTTCTTCTTCTTTATTTTCTAATTTAGTATATTCTCCAGTATCTACGTTTATATTAACTGATCCATACTCTTCTTCAAGTTCCTTTTTAAAATCTTCAACTTCTTGATTTACTACTGCTACTGCATGAAGTAGTTGATGTTTTTTAGTTTCTATCATTCCGATTTCACTAACTAAATCTCTAAGTTTCTTTTGTTGATCTTTAATTGTACTTAATTGTTCTTCTTTTATTTTATTCATTTTATTTAATTTAATTATTAAAGTGTTTGTACCGCTGGTAAAAACTTTTGTATTCTTTTATAGAAATCACTTGCTTTATCAAAAGTTTCCACTTCCCATAAAGATTTGATGTTTTCTGCTATTTCTGTAGCTCCAAATTGTCTTACTTCTCTATCTGTTACTATTAAGTTTAAAGCTCTTTTTACTTTAAATCCTATATAAAAAACAAATTCAGTATTATTATCATAAAACCTGCTTTCATCAAAATGAAGTTGAGAATACTCTTTTTCAAAATCCATTATATACCTCCTCCATCAGTTAGTGCCCATCCTAAACCAGGTGTGGCAGCTCCAGTAGATGTAACTAAATAATCTCTTGTAGTTAAACCGTTTGGCAATACATTTAATCCTGCTATAAAATAATTTGTTACTCCCCAATAAGCTACATTGTTAAACGTCATAGTAATATTTTGTGGAACTGTATTACCTGCTACTTGTCTATTATAATAATATAAAGCCCAAGCATTTAGTGTATCAGTATATTTTTGTGTATCAAATTTCCATTGAAACTGAAATCTAGTACCATCTGTAAGATTAGGTATTTCCATCCAGTCAAAACTATAACTATAAGATCCTGTTCTATCAAACATTCTATTTATACTAGTTATATTTGACAAGTCAAAATGAGATATATCTTGATTAAAATAGGCATTGTAATAAAACATTTGCCTCATTCCATCGCCACTAACATTACTTGTATTCCAGTTACTTAATGATTGATTAAACCTTGTTCCACCAGCACCTCCAAATGTTTCATACATAGAATTAACTCTAGAAGTGTTCCATTTTACAGCGTCATTTACTAATGTGTCGTTGAATTTGCTATCTCTAAACATTCGTTTTAAAGATACATTTACAGTTGGATCTGTACATAATGTCCAAGTACCTATTATAGGTTTACAGTCATCAGGTCCAGTATTAAATTGAGCAGCATTAAAACAACCATCAAAATCTATAACATTTGAAACATCCCAGCCGTTAAGACTTTCAACAGCTCCATAAGTTCCTTTCCAATCTAATCCTCTTCTTGAATTAGCATTATATGCTCTTCCTTGAAACGTATTACGCATTGTTATATTTGGACTACTTCCTAATATCCAATTATCAGCATTTGAAGGTGAAGACAAAAAACAAAAAGAAAACATACCATCAAAGTTAGTTATATTAGTTGCGGTATGTCCATCTATGTTAGCATTAAATGTTGCATCAAAAGCAGCTTCGCTAAACAGGTATCGTAATGATGTTTTATTAGTGTTAAAATCCCAACCAAAGAAATCTGTTTTCAAACCCTCATCAGTAAATGGTCTATTGTTTGATCCCTTATAATAGCCACCTACTCGAGAAAACATTCCTTCTATTTGGTTTATTTTAACAGATGTATTATCCCAACCTTGTAAAGCTAATTTCCACTTTTCACATGCATAAAACATTTGTTTTGTATTAATAAAATTAATACCTAACAAATATAAATCTTGCTGCCACAACTCCATGTCTTCTATTATATCACAATAGTAAAACATGTCTTCAAAATTTAAATCACCTGTATAATCTTTACCAGGTTTCCAACTTGACAAATCGTCTCCACCATTAATCCACGATCTACAAAAATAAAACATTTTTTTATAATTGCCTATATTTGAAACATCCCAATCAGCTACACTATCATTCCACCACTTCATATTGTTAAAGCATCCTTCAAGGCTGGTTAGTGTATCAGGTAACTGCCAAGTATTAATATTTGGAATTGAAGTTATTTGAGTAAACGCAGCCCATTCAGTTAATCCATCAAAAGCAAAGTCACTTGCAAAATTAGGAGTGTCAGTAGCTGTTATAGGTATGCCTGGCGTGGAACTAGTTCCGTCAGGGTTTGCTAAAGAGTTACAATACTTAAACGTTTGTTTTAAACTTTTAAATTCTAAATTACCCCATTGTAATATGTCAATTACATAATTTACACCAGTGCTAGTTGTCCATTGTTTTATCCATGGACATTCACCTGTTATTTTTACTTCATAAACATCTTCAGAACTGTATGTATGACTAGCGTCTCCAGTGTGATTAGTTATTGTTCCATCTCCCCAATCAACAGTATAATCATAAGTATAAGAAGAATCAGTATTTATACCAAATGGATAATTTGGCCCTCCAAAAGTATTGCTAGTATCTATCTTTAACGTAAAAGGATTTTCAGTTGGACCAGAGGAACTATATATGCTCCTCAACCATGGAATCGGAAGAGCATTACCTATCATGATTTAAGTAAAATAATTACCCTGTGTAGCGTTAAAATTAGCAGTCATATCAGAATTAGATAAATACTTGGTAAATATACCACAAATACCTAAATGTCCTAAAAAATCTTCACCAATCGAATTAATGCCATTAAAAATATTAACATTAACAATGTTAGTTTCAGTATTACTAAGACCTGTGAATTCTTCAAACCACATACCATCAGCATTTACGGGTACGGTGGCGCCAGTGCCATTACCTTCCTCATAATCCCAATTTGTAGTTCCACCTGGTACAGCTGGAGGATTTGCTATAGCCCAATCGCGAGATGATTTACATCCTATACCCATTTTAACTGATCCACTTCCGCTACCTGGTAAATTACATACATTAACAAAAAGCCATTCATTAGATAAATCTGTTCCAAGTCCAGAAGTACTTGCTGATTTCCAATCTTTTAGTTGAGGATATGTAAAACTAGCTATAACTGGACTATAAGAATATACCCACTGTCCAGTGTCTAAATACATTGCTTGAACATATGATGATCCTCCATCAAAATCAACTAATGTTTGATACGCCTGACCTAAAGCATAAGGTCCTTGTATCCAAGCGCTAAATGTTGTTGTATTACTTATTGCAGCACCGTAGTCACTTGTCCTTGCTATTCTATTTTGAGAACTCCCATTAAAACTATAAAAAGCAGCTCCTAAAGGATTTGCAGTGCTAACTAAAGCACCTTTAGGATAAAAATCAATATCATAACTACTACTACTAATTGTTGTTCTCCAACCTGGTGAATTATCATTTGTAACTGATAAATCTTCTACTAAGGTGTTATTAGGTACAGCTACTGCTGTTGTAGAAGAAGTATTATAAGATCGTGGATCCTGATAATACAATAAATCAGCCGTAGTGTAATCTACACCAGGTGGAAGTTCAGGATAGTTTAATGGTTGTTCCATGTTATTGAACTTAGTCCACCAAAAAGTCTCTCCATCATAAACATAATGAAATATTGTAGGTGCTGAACCACCTGTACTAATATCTCCTCCAGGCACTAAACTGGTTATTCCAACCGCACTTCCATCATCTTCATCAGGTAATTTAAAAACACCGTTAGTGTCTCTTGTTACTATAAACCATCCTTCGGTTCCTTCTGGAAATTCAGTTATATCATTTACTGTTAAAACATTTTCAAACGTGGTGCCTGTTGTTAATACTATATTAGGACCATCAGTTGCGTAATCCCAATCTATTACGTCACCTGGTGTTAACGTTGTAAAACTAGTAGCTCCACCACCACCAGATCCAGTTATAGTTATTGCACCAGAAGCATCTGAAGTCACGCTTACTGTACCGGCACCGGTTAATGTTACTGTATTAGCAGTTCCAGTACTCGGAGTTAAATCTATTTGTCCTAAAACGGTTGAAGCAGATGTGCCTAAAGTATATGTAGTATCATTATCTGTTGGAGTATACCACTCTAAAGATACATCACCAGAGTTTACGCTTCCAGCTCTTAAAGCTTGTCCAACAGTACCTGGTGCTGGAGGTATAATTAAAGATTGATCAGCAGTAGCTGCAGAACTAGGTTCAATAGAAACTGTGTTAGAACCTGTAGTTGTATTTTTAGTTAAAAATGTAAGTTTAGGAGAAATATATGGGTTTGCAGGATCAAGAGGATCATGATTGTAATTTCCAGATATTTGAACTGTACTAGGATTACTAGGAGTTCCGAGTTCTAATATAGAAGGTGTACTTGTAGTACCATTTGTGTAATTTAAACTTATATAAGTTGATAATTCTTTTCCTGATCCACTAGTAGAATATACAGGTATTCCGCCAGCATTT